GAACACGGCGGCCGTGGTCACGATGTCGGTGTAGGTCGGCGCGCTCGCACCGGTGGCCGGGTTGTAGGCGCCGGCCGAATAGCGGTGCAGGATGCAGGCCGCGCCGAAGCGGGCGAGCAGCCGGGTGGCGGTCGCTGCGGTGGCGGAGTAGTTGAACTGCGCCACGTTAGGCCCGCTGCACCGGAACCATGTTCAGCCCGCCGGCCAGCAAGCCGGCCAGCAGCGTCTCCGCGAACGCATAGCGCGTGTACTGCCGTGCGCCGGCGGCGTACGTCACCGAAATGGGCCCGACCGTCTCGCTGATCACCTGCGCTGACTGGTCGCTGAGCAGCTCCCCACTCGACGCCTTCAACGCCAGCTCGATGTTCGCGCGCATCAGCGCGGCCGGGATCGCCGTCGTCGACAGCTCGACGCCGTCCACCACAACCCCATCGCGCGGCCAGCTGAGCGCTTGCGTGATCGCAACCCGCTCACCCTTCCAGCGCAGGCCATAGACCGCCTCGATGTAGTCGCATGCCTGCCGCAGCGCAGCCTCGCGCAGCGCGTCGGACGCCAGCGCAGCCCATGCGGCGTTTGCCCGCGCGGTGAAATAGGTCGAGGCATCGGCCACGCTGGCGTAGGACTCTGCGCCGGCGACCTGGCTGCCGTTCTCGACGATCAACATGCCTTGATCTCCGGGTACGCGCGTCGCGGCTGAGAAACAATGCGCTCTGCAGTCCAGCCGCGGCGCAGTCGATTCTTGATTGTGTTGTAGGGCAGACCCGTCACGCCGGCCAGCTCCATCGGAGACATCCCAGCAATCCTCGGCGTGTTGCGCCGATTATTGGCCTGCTCTGCGGGGGTCGCCCAACGACAGTTGCCGGGGCGGTAGTCGCCGTTCGGGTCAGGGAACCTATCAATCGAATGGGATGCCGATGGGCGCTCTCCCATGTCATGAAAGAACCGCTCGAAACTATTGCGCCACTCGTCGCACACCTTGACTCCCGCCCCGCCGTACATCGGCCACTGCTGAGCGTTTTCATTCTCGCAACGGTAGATGGCATTGGCCCATGCGGCGTATTCGGCCCCTTCTGCCATGCGATGGGTCGCCACGAACTGGCCCGTTTGCTCGTCTTGGGGAACGAGCAACAATCGGGCCATCAGAGTTCCTCCACCATGCGGTGCTTCAACAGCTTGGCGACCTCGTGCCGCAGCGCCGTGATCTCGCCACCCTTGGCCACGTCGATGCGCGCGATCGTGCAGGGCTTGAGCGCGCGCACGCGCACCGCGCCGTCGACGCCGAGCAGGCCCTCGATCGCTGCGTGCGGCTTGTATTTAGTGAACCGCTCGGTCTTGTTATAGGCCGGCCACACGTCGACCAGCGGCCCCGCGCCGGCGACCCGGACGGGACAGTGCACGTCGCGCGCGATCTTGCGCGCTTCCTCGACGTACCCGGGCTCGCCGCCGTAGCCATCGCAGCCGGCGAGGATCACGACCTTCGCGCCCATCGCCCAGGCCGCCCATGTGGCGACCATGCCCGATAGCACGAACCGCGGATGCTGCGGCCAGTGGCCGAGCCGGATGTCCGCGTAGCCGTGCGGCGAGATGATCGGAGCATCACTGCGCTCGCGCAGGAAGCCGCCCATCTCGCACCGCTCGCGGCTGTGCGTCTCGTCCATCGCCAGCAGGTAGTCGGGCTTCCTCAGCTCGACGCCGTGGGCGTTGGTGCTGATATAGACGTCAGCCTCGATGCCGGCCAGTTGCTCGGCCAGTCCCGGGGCACCGCCCATGACGCAAATGCGCTTGCCCTTGTGGGCGAGGATCAGCTCACGAAACGACTTCATGGGCGCGCCACCGCGAGCACGTGCTTGCGCGGGATCACCTGGATCTCGACCTCACTGAATACCTTGCCCAGTTCCGCCTCCCACCACTCCACCGGAAACACGCTCAGGTGCAGTTCGCGGCCGTACCAGTTGTCTCGGAACAGCGCGATCTGGAAGTAGCAGGCCTTGTTGGTGCGTGCTTTGATCTGCTCGAACACCTGCGGCACCCGTTCGGGTGGCAAGTGCTCCATCACATCAGCGCAAAATCCGTAATCCGTTGCCGTCATGTCGGCTGGCAGTTCCCACAAGCACGCCTCGATCACCGGGCCGTGCGGGCCGCGGTAGGCATTGGCGGCGATGTCCACCATGCGGACGTCGAAGCCCTGCTCGATCATCGCGTCGGCGGCCTGGCCGCTGCCGCTGCCCCAGTCGGTGAACGTCGCGCCCGGCTCGGGCTGCATCCACTCCAGCGCCCCGGCAAGGTGCCGAAGCCCAGGCGATGAACGTGCGTAGTCGTCGTGTTTCCACGTCTCGACGTACTTGGCGCGTTCGGCTTGCGTGTCGTCCATGCGAGGAAGAGGGCGGCCGGAGCCGCCCTCCCATGATCTCCTTACGAGCTGGTCGTGATGCCGGTGACCATGACGCCCGCGGTGTGCTTCCAGCTGGTCGCCACCTTGTCCCAGTTCGAGCCGGTCGCGATCTCCGCGTCGGTCGGGGACTTGCCGCCGTTGGCGGTATCCCAGGCGAAGCCCTTGAGCGCCAGGCCGAAGGTGTAGTCGGTCTGGAACGTGGTGGCGATGCGCTCGAGGCCGTTGGTGGTCGAGATGTTCGTGATCAGGTCGCTGCCGTCGTACACGGTCGCCGCGCCCTGCACCAGGCCAAGCACCTTGGCATCGTTCGCCGCGGTGGACGGGGTCTCACGCAGTGCCGGGGCATCGGTGACCACCACGCGACGGCCGAGGATGTCGACCACGCGCACGCCCTGGTAATCGAACAGGGTGCCCGCGTTGGCGATGTTCTGGCCGATGAACTTGTGGTAGGTCACGCCGTCCATGACGTTCGCGATGATCAGGCCCGACTGGTCGCCGAACAGCGCATGCGCGTTGTTCAGGTCAGCGTAGGTGATCGGCCCGGTGTTCGCGTCGTAGACGGTGTTGGTGGTACCCGCCTCGATGGCGCCGACCAGCGCAGCGATCGCGCTGTTGAGCTGATCCTTGAGGATCGCTTCGGCCAGGTACTTCGAGATCACGGTCGCGGCTTCCGCCGGCGACTTGTTGACCCAGTTGAGCTGGCCCGGCTCGAACGCGATGGGGCCGAAGCCGCCGGCGACCTTGACGCCGATCGACTGCAGCTGCGCCAGGTTGGTGGCCGACGCCGCGGCGTTGGTGGCGTAGCGGTCCACGCGGCGCTGCGCGGAATGCAGGCCGGCCCAGAAGTTCTCGTAGCGGTAGTCGCCCTCGAAGCCTTCCGAGGTCAGGACGATCGCGCCGCCCGATGCCGCGTTGAACTTCTCGACGTCCTGGGCGAGCTTTTCGGTCGCCATCGTCTGCACGGTCTTGTTGAAGACCTTCATGTTTGCAAGTGCCATGTCTTATTCCTCTTTGGCGTACTGGTCGAGCAGCTGCTGCGCGCGGGCCGTTGCCTCGTCGCGCGTGCCAGCCGCGTTGCCTTGGGGTGGTTGGTGTGCGCCGCGCCCGCCGTGCGAGCCGCCGCCTTGGGTGTCGGCCGCCGCGACGAAGTGCTTGCCTTCGTCGGTGCTGGCCCATTCCGTGATGAAGTCCGACAGGGCCTTGTCGCCCGCCTTGACCGTCCGTGCGCCGTTGTCGTCGACCACCTGCAACGCGCTGCCGTGCAGCGCCTTCGCGGCCTTGAGCAGTGCGGGCGTGACGCCGGCCTTGCTCAGTGCTTCGGTGAGGGCTGCGTCGGCGACGCTGCGGCTGTAGGCCGAGTCGATGTCGGCGGCCTTCTTGGTGGCGACTTCGAGGTCGGTGGTGAGCTTCTTGGCTGCTTTCTCAGCGGCAAGGAACTTGCTCTTCCACTCCTCGCGGTCTGACTCGACGGCCGCCAAGTCATCCGGCGTGATGGTTGCGCCGGCCTGCAGCTTCTTGTTTTTTGCGATCAGTTCGGCGTTCTTCGCCTTGAGGCCTTCGACCTCGGCGGCGATTGCATCGGCCACGGCTTGCTTGAACTCAGGCGAGTCCTTGTCGATCTCGGTCACGGTATGCCCCTTGGGCTGGTTGTGCGCTTAGCGCTGGGGGCCGTCGCTGAGCGAGGGCCGGAAACGAAAACGGCCCCGCGTGGGGGCCGTTGTTGTGTGGGGGTGGTGCGGGTGTTAGTCGATGACGACGCGCCGCCTGTCGACGATCGCGCAGGTTGAGCAAATCTTGTTTGTGACGTTGCCGGTGCGCTCAGTCAGGTGCGAGCGCCCACCGCAGTGCGGACAGGAAGGCCAGTCGCGCGCAGACTTGCGCGCCCTCGCTCGAACCTGCCCGGCTGGGCTTGTGTCGGGCCGGCCATCCACTACGCGAAACTTCGCCATCTTGGATAAGCGTGGCACGTTCGGCGGCCGAGTCAACCCCAGCGCGCTCGCAATTCGTCGAGCGACAGCCAGCGCCCCTTGTCATCGGTGAACTTGTCGAACGTCAGCTTGCCTGCCCGGTACAGTTCGCCGCGCTTGGCGCCGACGATCTCGTCCTGCCGGGCCGCGCTCTGGCGCGCGAACCACTGGCCGTAGGTCATGTCCGCCGGCACCTGCCCGTCCATGCTCGCGCGCGTCCCGGCTGGCGCCTCGTCGGCGTCGATGCCCATCTCTTTCCAGCTCTTCAAGACCGGCACCGACACCGACCGGCAGTTGAAGTGCAGGCGGCCAGGCCCATCGCCCCACGGCACAGTGTGACCCTGCGGGCGGTGCGGCTTGGTCGCGGTGTACATCAGCCCGTCACGCACACGGCACATGGGGGACGTGCGACTGTCGAGCGTCGAGACCCAGCGCAGCGCCTTCACCAAGTCTGCGTTCGCATCGTAGGACGCCTGCCGCGCGGTCTGCGCCGTATGCGACAGCGCCGATTGGACAATAGCGGCGACGTCGCGGCGCGGCTTGGCCAGCAGCCCGTCCTCGTACCGCAGCGCCTTGGTGCCGCGGATCTGCCGGATGATCTCGGCCGTGGTGCGGCCCTCAACGTATCCGGCGCGCACCGCCTCGCGAATCTGGCGCAGGCGCGTCTCGGGCAGCGTGGCCGCCCAGTCGCGCAGCAAGCGGCCCTGGAACGGCCGGGACATGGCCGCGGCGTAGATCTGCTCCCACGACACGCCGGCGACCGGGAACTGCCGCAGCACGGCCGCCGGCACAGCCCATCGCAGGGCCGCCGCTTGATAGGCCGCCTCGGCCTGCGCAGCCGCACGGATCTCCGGCTCAAGCGCCGCGAAGGTGTCGCGGTACGCCTCGGCATTGCTCAGCTGGAAGCGCACGGACGTGAGCAATGCCTCCAAGCGCTCGACCGTGAAGCTACCCGCCTCGATCTGCAGCAGCGCCTCAGACAGCTGCGCCATCAGGCGCGCGTCGGCCCTGTTGAGCACCGCGATCATGCGCAGCACGACGCCCCGCTCGAAGCGGATCACGTCGACGGCATGGTCGACCGCCTCTTCAGCAAGGCGTGCGTTGGCGGTGCTCACTCGGTGCCCGCGCCCTGCGCAGCATCAGCGGCCGCCATGCGCGCGGCCTCGCCCGACGTCGCCAGAGCAAGCTCGCCCAGCGACGGGCCTTCCTCTTCGGCGGCCGCGATCTCGGCCTCGATGTCGACGCTTTCCTCGATGATGCCGCGGCGTTGCAGCTCGCGCAGGGTGGTGGCGCGGGACAGCAGGCCTCGGCTGTTGAGGTCGGCGACCAGTTGGGCGGACGCATCCGACAGCGTGGCCGCGCCGAAGTCCTTGAACAGGCTCACCGAGCCGGCGCGGGCCGGCGCGATGCCGGCGTATTCCGCCATGTAGACCAGCGCCTGGTCGAGCGCATCCTCGAAGCGTTCGGTGAGGCGCTGCAGCTCGCACTTGTTGCCTTCCTGATCGCCCGCCGACTCGGTGGCGCTGCGGTCGCCCGGCTGCTTGACCAGCAACTCGGCGCCGGATTGGATCATCTGCGCCTCGAGCGCGCGCAGGGCAATCTCGCCGGCACCGATGGCCGCGCCAGAGTGCTCGACGAATGCCATCTCGGCGTATTGGTTGTCGCCGAGGTTGACCGCAGTCGACGCGCCAAGCGTGAGCTGGAACGTTTCCTGCACGCCTTTGACCGTCAGAATCGGCACGCGCGCGACGTGCAGGATCGTGTCCTGATCGCTCTGGCTCTGCCAGTGCTTGACGTTGAGGTGAGCGAGGTCGAGCAGCGTTGGCGTGCCGCGCATGAAGCCTTCGCGCCGGCCGTACAGCGGGACGAAAGGAATCTCCTTGAGGCTGTTGGTGCCGGCGTCGACCAGGTTCCAGCCCTTGTTGTCGGGCGACGCCTCCCACAGCTCCCAGCGGCCCGGGAACAGCACGCGCACCTGCTGCACGGTCTTGGTGGCGTACGGGCCGTCCGGTTCCTCGCGCGATTCCGCGATGCGAAGCTGCGACAGGCGCACGCTATTCGGCGTGATGGTGACCTGCCAGCCCAGAATCTGCGCGTGCATGACGCGCACGAAATACGGGCGCGCGCCGGACGCTTCGACCTGCGCGACGGTGCGCTTTGGCATCGGGCCCTCAACCGGCCGCCCCTGCGCATCGCGCGGGCGCGTGTCCGGGTACTCGACGAGGATGCCGGCCAGGCCGTAGAACGATTCCTCGAACATCTCGCCGGCGAAGGCGTGCAGGTTGACACCGCCGCGGTCGATGTCCTTCGCCCATTCCTCGATCCGCGCATCCGCGTCGGACAGGGTGAGCGCCTTGGAGAACGGCTTGCCGGCCATCACCGACACGGTGCGCCGGTAGGCCGGGAACAGCGTCGCGGTGTCGAGGCGGCTGCGGTACGCCTCTGCCGTCTCACCCGGCCACTTCGGAAGGTGCGCGACGCCCGCCTTGCGCATGGCCGGCGTGCCGCCCATCAAGTCCTCGCAGACGGGCCAGTTTTCGGCCAACGCCGCGACGTCGATCGACTGTTGGTTGACGGCAAGGGGCATCTCAGATCCTCAGGGGTTGCACCAGCGCGAGGCGGTGCTGCACCGGGTAGCGGTAGGCGATGAAGTAGCCGGCGGCATCGATCACGTGGTCGAGCCCTCCTGCCTTGTCCGGCTCGCCGTGCTTGTCATAGGCCTGTTTCTCCAGGCTCTCGACCAGCTCGGGGCAGCCTTCCGGGTTGACGCGGTAGCGCCTTACGCCATCGCTATGCACCATCTTGTTCACTGCCAGCACGCGATCCTTGACCCGAGGGTTTGCGGGGTTCACGCGCACGGAGAACCCGGCCTGCCGCAGTACGGCGAGATCGGATTCGCTGGCGTTGTTGCTCTTCCGACTCGCACCGCTGGCGTCCGGGTAGACGATGATCGGGTTGCCCGGGAAGTCGCGCTTGAGAAGTGCGGCCATTGCCGGGGTGTCGAGCAGTTTCGTGCGCTCAGTCACCGCATACGGATCGTCGCCGCGTAGGACGTGGATCACCGCCGACATCTTGCCGACGTTGAAGTCCATGCCAACGTGCAGCGCTTCGCCCGGCTTGATCCCCTCGCCAAGCGGGCAGGCGTTCTTCTGCCGGTCGAACTCGGGATATACCGAGCCAGCGACCAGGTTAACGAACTCTCCGTCGAGGTAGGCCGCCAGCAGGTTGCTCGGGTAGGACGCGCGCAGGCTGTCGATGTAGCCCGCCGGCAGGTTTCGGCTGTTGCTCATCGTCGATGCCTTGATGATTCGGTAGCCCGGCGCGCTATTGCGCTGCCATCGGTCGTACACGAATCGGAAGCCCTCTGGCGTGGTCGCCACGCCCACGGTGTTGAGGCTGCCGTCCGGCTTCTTCTGCCGGTTGCGGGAAATGATCTTGTTCCACGCCTCCCGCGCCTTGTCCTCGGGGAGTGTGTCCAGTTCGTCGACTAGGCTATCGGCCACCTCGTAGCCGATGATCCGCTCGGGGTTGTCCATCGTGCGAAAGATGATCGCGCCCGCATCCTGGACGTGGATCATCTTATCGTTCTTGTTCGGCTTGAACTTCAAGCCCAACTCTTCCAGAGACTCGTAGAACCGCGGGAAGCCGATCGTGGTAACGAGGTCGTAGGTCGGCAGGTAATAGGCGACGTTCTGCCGCGGGTACTGCAGCTTCTTTGTCATCGCGCGCACGACCGCTGCGTGCGTCTTGCCGGATCCGAACCCCGCGACAAGCGCAGGGAATTGATCCTCGCAGGTGACGAACTCGTATTGCGGGTCAGTGAGCCGTACTTGGCGAGTCGTCATAGCGGATGATCTGAATCACCGGCAGGCCGCTCCCTTCGACCTTCGCGTCGACCTCGACCGACTCCTTGGGCTTGCCCCAACCACGATCGAGCAACGCCACCGCGGCGACAATGCGGTCCTTCGGCTCGTTCTGCACGGCCATCATCAGCTCGTGCAGCACCTTCACGCAGTCTGCGGTGTGCCCGCGCGCAAGCTCGGCCAAGCTCTCCCCATTCGGCCCCACCCTGGGGCTACGGCCGCCGGGGTTCGCCGACTGACCTTTCTTCCATGTGGTCTTGGTTGCCGCTCGCTTTTTCGGTGTCGTCATGTTGGCAGTCAGCCTTGCCGGCCGCCTCCTCTAGTGGCGCCGGCCTTGCCAGCGGGTTGATCTTGTTGAGTGCGCGCCGGATTCGCGCGCAGGGGATGCAGGTCATTGGCGCTCGCTGCGTATGAAGTCCTGCAGGCCCTTTATCTGGGCGTCGGCTTCGTCTGCGGCTCGAATAATTCGGCCCGCACTTTCTGCCCGGTCGTCGGCGACTGCATCAGGCTGGCCGGCGGCTCCGTCGGCTTGGGGCAGTCCTGTTTCACAGCCTTTCCACTGAGCGCGCAGCCGGAGGTTCCCAGCGCGCAAGTCAGCAACAGTGCGCTTCGCATCAGCTTCCGCATGGATTTTGTCCTGTTCGTATTGAGCCGCGATGGCGTTGGCACGCTTGGCTGCCGCGCGCTCGGCCTCGATGACCTCACTCAGCGCACGAACCCTTGCCGCACTCGCTTCCGCTCTCTGCTCGGCGGCGTCGGCACGTGCATCGGCACGAGTCCCGCGAACCCAAAACAGTAGGCCGACGATCAGCAGCGCGACCGCCAGCACGCCTAGCGCGAGGGTGGCGAAGCGCCAGGCGTTGGCGCGTAGGTTTGCGAGGATCATGCCTGCTCCGCCATGCACTTCGCGTGCCGTTCTTTCTGCCGCGTCCACACGCCTGAGCAGCGCCTGTTTCCGGGCGTCGAGCAGTCGTAGCCGGCGGCATAGCGGTACTTGAGCAGGCTCTGGCACGCGGCCCGATACTCGCCGGCCAGCAGGTTTCGCCTCATCCCAGAACGCCGCCAATTTCCGATGCCGTACTGCCCGGTGAAGTCGATGTAGACGTCGTATTCGCCCTGCGTGAGCTTCACGCCCGGCAGGGAGTCGCGGAATCTCTGCTCTTCCTCGCGGTGCAGGTTCCGCGCCAGCTCAACCGCGCGACGTCGATCGATGGCCGGATCGGTCATGCGCACCGACGTGCCGTCCTCGTACCGCGTGGATCCGTGGCCGATGGTCGGCACGTCGCCCTTCGTGGGGATCACCGGCGTCGGCGTGTAGCCCTCGCTCG